CGGCTCGCCCTGAGGCGAGCCTTTCCCGCCCTCCACCCCTCAAACTTATCACGAACTTGGTTAAAAAACAAACGGCGTGTCGGACCCGATTTGTCCGACTTGGAGAATACACTATGCATATGAATCAACTACCCCCACATCGTTCCTATAGTCAGCTTTCTACTTGGCAATCCTGCCCGCAGAAATACTACCTCAGCAAAGTCGCAATGGTCCCAGAGAAACCAGCTGTTTATTTGGCTGCTGGCTCAGCAGTCCACTCGATGCTGGAATGGTTGAACCATGAGCTCTATAGAACCCAGCAAGAATCTAATTGACCAGCGGGGAATACCCAGCAATGAGTGTATTAACTGTGGCTCCAACATACAAATTATCCGTGCCATCTTTCAAGACTATGAGCTTGTTATGTGGTTTACTGATTCCTTCTGTGCGACCTGTGGGTCGCCGATGACTACCCCTACCCCCATAGATAACCCAGACTACACTCCGAAGGATGATGATGAGTTTAACTGAAAAATGGCTTGAAGTATTTAATGAATCTGTTAGAGTTACCGAAGAACAAACAGGTGTTCCTAGTTCTGATTGGAAGACTGCGGGTCGTAAGACCGCAGCTCGCCCAGATGGGGAAGACCTGGCGTTCTGGCAGAGTGATGGACTCAAGCAGGTTGAGGCTTACCAGAAGTGGTATGCTCAGTCTGGGTGGAAAATCGCTACCCTGCCCGACGGTCGTCCTGGCATCGAATGGGATGCAAGTGTGCATTTCGGAGGCACACCTGTACGCTTTGTCATTGATGTCATTTACCAAGTGGGGGAAGACTTAGTAATAGTCGACTTCAAGACTGGTGCTAGGACACCGTTCGGTATGATTCAAGCTGGCTTGTATGCCAGCGGTATTGAAAAGATATACGGCATTCGCCCAAAGTTCGGCGCATTCTTTATGACAAGACAAGGTCAGCTCGATGACCTGTTTGACTTATCGCATTTGAGTATTGATTACTTTGATTATGTATTTGGTGCAATGAATGACTCCGTGTCTAAAGGTTGGTTTCCACCATCGGTTGGAGAAAACTGTAAGATGTGTTCATTCCAAGAGAAGTGTCCAGCAATGGGCTCAAAAGATTTCCCTCTGCAAATACCTACAACAAAGGGGAAGGAAAGGAAAAAGTAGATGACTGAATCTACGTTTTCATATACTGGCAAACTGAATGGGCAGGACTTGTTTACCGTCCGAGGTAACAGTGTTGCTGAATTCAAAGCTAATCTGAATGCAGCTATTGAGGCAATCAGTGAAGCACAAAGTCTGCAAGCTTTGTTGGTCAATCGACCAACAGGTAATGCATACGCACCTAACATGGAGCAGGCTATCCAAGCTCTCCAAGATGCTGGCATGAATCCTCAGCCAACATCATCATCACCTCAATCAATTGAGGTAGTCAAAGACAAGTACGGCAATGAGTGGACATACGGACACCCAGATGCCCCAGACTTACCAGATGGACGTGGCAAGTACGCCAAGAAGAAGGGCGTATCCAAAGCTGGTAAGGCTTACGTTGGTTGGTTTGACCCAGCCAAGGGACCAAAGCCATTTAAGCCAGGTGTTGCTGAAGCAGAAACAATCTGGACTAAAGGCTAACAATGCGTTCACTACTACAAGTAGTCGGTGTGGAATCACCCGCTGGTAAGCAATTACCAGAGGTGCTTCCTGCACTTACCGCAGCCCAAGTATCCTTCCGTCAGGCTCAACTGCACTTGATTGCAGGTCAGCCAGGTGGCGGTAAGACACTGATTGCATTGTGGTACGCCATCGCCTCCAAAGTTCCAGCGTTATATATCTCAGCGGACTCTGATTCAAGAACAATAGCGACTCGTGCAGGCGCAATCATTATGGACAGAGAAGTGTCTGACGTTGAGAGAATCATGGATACTGAAGCCAGTGTTCTTCTTGAAGATGCATTGGCTGAAGGTGCAGGACATGTTCGGTTTGCCTTCGACCCAGCACCCTCGTTACAAGACATCGAGGAAGAAATCGAAGCGTGGATTGAACTGCACGGTGCTGCACCTGTGGCGGTGTATGTTGATAACTTAATGAACGTCGCTTCATCAAGCGACAATGAGTGGACTGCATTGCGTGATGCAATGTCAGCGTTCCACTATATGGCTCGTGAATATGAAACTGCCTTCATCGTTCTTCACCATGTGTCGGAGAACGAGAAGATGTCTAAGCCAAACTACCCAGCGCCACGTAAGGCTCTGATGGGCAAGGTTGCAGCCCTACCAGAACTCGTCTTATCTGTGGCGCTGGATAGCGCATCTAATGTTTATCGTGTGGCTGTCGTGAAGAATCGTCACGGTAAAGCTGACCCGAATGCTGAAGAGTACATAACGCTGGCAGCAGAAGCTAGCAAGATGACTCTGTATAACTCATCGACAGAATTATTTAGAGCGAGGACATTGAGTCAATGGAAGTAACTAAATCAAGTTTCGATTTAGATTTCTCATACGGTCGTGAAGGTGAACAACTTGTTGAACAACTTCTGACCAATGGTAAAACTGTTGAAGTAAAGCGTGACCGCAAGTGGCACAAGACAAACAATGTTTACATTGAGGTTGAGTGCTGGTATCTTAAATCCCAATCTTGGGAACCATCTGGTCTATCAGTAACACAAGCTGATTACTGGGCATTCGTTCTAGAAGAAGGAATAATTATGGTTCCAACAGATTACGTAAGATATGTAGTCAAGAACTGGGGTCATGAGATTACTTGTGAGATTCCCCCGAACCGAAGTAAAGGTTACTTGGTTACGATAGAAAACTTATTGTCCGCAATGAAGTTACTACGAAAGGGAAACACAGATGAAATTTCCAGACTTGACCAGGGGGCTATGTAGAGAAGTTGGTATCGAGTTCTTCTTTCCAGAAGAAGGAGGAAGTGGTACTGATATATATACATACTCACGCAAGATATGTGGCAGTTGCGTGGTTAAGAACGAATGTCTGGAATGGGCTGTAAGGCACGAAGCTTATGGCATGTGGGGCGGGACTACCCCAATGGAACGTAGAAGTATTAGGCGTAAAAGAAATATAATTATTCAAGAGATACTAGTAAAGGATTATGTATGAGAGCTTTTAATTCTATAGAGATTAGAGTCGGTAAACTATGGTTACATTTTGGATATAGTTTTACTAGGTTTGCAGTTGGGTTTTGTGTTGATAGGTTCTCTGCAAACATAGACCTTGGACCATTCTGGATTTCGATTGAATACTAATGACCACACCATCCAAACGCAAAGGCTCACAGTACGAACGTGATGTAGTCAAATGGCTGGTCAGCATGGGCTACCCATGTGCTGAGCGAGCTTACGGTGCTGGTCGCCACGATGACGTGGGCGACATTGATGGTATCGATGGTGTTGTTATAGAATGCAAGAATGAAAAAAGAATAAACATCCCTGGTTATCTCAAGGAGTTAGAAGATGAGATGATTCATGCGGATGCAGAAACAGGAGTTGTGCTAATTAAAAAGCGTGGCACATCTAATATCTCAGAGTCGTATGCAGTAATGCCTGCGGAACTCTGGGTAAATCTGCTAAAACAGGCAGGTTACAATGGACATCAGTGAAGCTGTGACAGAGTTTCACAAAATGAAAAGAGGTAACTATGCGGTTAGTGCTAGTGACCATACTTGGATTGATGCTGCCGATAGCAGCACCAGCCCAAGCGTTATCGCCAGAACTTACATTCGAGAAGAAGTTGTCCGTAGTCACGGACAAAAAGGAACGAGTGGAGTTAGCGTTAACACAAGTCACAACCAACAAACGCGAGGCTCAGTGTGCGATTCGTATTGCATACAAGGAGAGCCGATACAACGTGGACTCCCTCAACAAGTCGAGTGGAGCACGTGGGGTATGGCAATTACTCTGGGCAAAACCAGGGTGGTCATTACTCAAACAAACAGAGGAAGCACACAAGTATGTGCTACATCGATACGACACTTGGTGCGAAGCGTACAGGTTTCACCAGGAAAGGAATTGGTATTAGGTCATGAACCAACCCGAATTTCTTGAAGCAGTCTTTCGTCATTACGGATTAGACCTACCGTTAGGTGGGGACAAATCCATCTTTTGTCCTGTACATGATGACTCACATAAGTCTGCTTCGGTTAATTCGGAGAAGGGTGTCTGGGTATGTTATGCATGCAGCGGACGTGGCGCTGGTATACAGATTGTCATGGCTCGTGAAAACTTAACATACTCAGACGCTCGTAAATGGGCAGAGAAGAACATAGGCAAGGAGTCGAAGAGCCCAGCTCCGACACGTGGACGTAAGTCCAGTAGTCGTTGGACTCCACCTAGATTGCGGTCAGTTAGATGACAACAATCATTGGTATTCAAGAACCAGACGGCTGCTTAATTGCAGCCGATAGTAGAACTACAACTGAGAAGGGTCGCCCTTACTCACATCCAATCGTAACTAAGATTACTAAACGCGGTAAGTTTCTAATCGCTGGTGCTGGCACTACTCAACCCTGTGACATAGTCCAACACATATGGAAACCACCAGCCATACCAGCTAACACAAAAGACATCTATCATTTTATGATTACAACCGTCATCCCTAACATGCGTGAATGCTTACGTGATAACGGATTCGTTCACGATGAGAAGACAGATGAATATGAATTCTTATTTTTAATGGCTGTGAATGGAACCATCTATGAAGTAGATGATACATACTCAGTCTTCCTACGCGACGATGGCATCTATGGCTTAGGTTCTGGGTCTTCCTATGCCATAGGTGCTCTCGCATCTGGTGCTAACTGGAAGAAAGCAATGCAGATAGCAGCCAAGAATGATGTGTATACTGCTCCTCCTTTCGTAGTGCATAGGCAGGAGAAGAAGTGAAACCAAATCAAAAGCTCATAGACCTTTGGACTAAAGCAGCCAACACATATCATGCCAACCTTGCTGGTTCACCAGCCGAGGCATACCTTGAGAAGCGTGGCATCCTTAACGGAGCCGAACAGTTCAAGCTTGGGTATGTGGTTGACCCTGCACCTGGTCATGAGGATAGGTTGAAGCATCATCTATCTATCCCATACATAACAGAGTCAGGTGTAGTTGGATTTAAGTTCCGCCGTATAGATGACGGCGACCCAAAGTATATGATTCCTACTGGTCAGAAGCACCACCTATATAACGTTAGTGCTATCCTTCATGCAGTCCATGAAGTATTGATTGTAGAAGGAGAGATTGATGCGATATCTGCTACCCTTGCTGGTCATCCTGCTGTCGCTGTGGCTGGCGTTAATGCTTGGAAGCCTCACTTTAGCCGCTGTTTTGACGGCATTGGTCGTGTGGTTATAGCCACCGATAACGATGCCAAAGAGGATGGTTCTAACCCAGGACAAGAACTAGCCCGCCGTTTATCTGATGCAATACCTCAAGCCATCCGCGTGTCGCTACCGCCTGATAGTGACATCAATAGTATAATTGTCAGCCAAGGAGCTCAAGCGTTAACTAAGTTGATTAACGCACTGGATGAATAGAGGGAGCTCGTTGTCTGAAGATACTACCATCCTGCAATTCGAAGAGGATGCTCAAAAAATCTACGATGAATTGCTTGCGATTCTAGTAAAGAAACAAATTGATTACGGTCCATACAACATCTGGCATGCACCAGGTGGCGCAACCAATGGGCTGATGGTACGTATGTCGGACAAGATAGAGAGATTAAAGAATCTTATCTATAGTCCTAAGTCAGAGAAACCTAAGAACGAATCTCTTGAAGATTCGTTTGTTGACCTGGCTAATTACGCCATCATTGCACTAATGGTACAGCGTGGGGTGTGGGCTAAGTATGCCAAGAAATCGGAATAAGACTTACGAAGAGCAACGTATCTCACGTATCCGTATGTATGGAATTAGCGTGGAAGATTACGAACGCATGCTTGAAGAACAAGATGGTGGTTGCCACATCTGTGGCAAGAAACCAGAAGGCAAGCGAGCTCTTGATATAGACCACGACCATGCAACTGGCAAGGTGCGTGGCTTGCTTTGTTCCAATCATAATCGTGCTCTTGGTTTACTCAATGATGATATTAAATTAATGCTTAG